CGAAGAAAGCTACTTAGACTAAAATCTAAGCACATTTATATCACATGGTTTTTCAAAATCAATTAAATTAAAAATGCTTACCAATTAAATTAGTAAGCACCATGGGGTTACGATGTTCAGGGAATATCTTTATTACGAGAGGGTACTCATAATAATGCTTCTTAACATAACCCCAGTATTATACTAGCAGAAAGAAAATATTTGTCAATCCCGTTAATTTCTATACTAAGATTCAAGTTATCAATGATTCATTGCAAATAAAAGCACCTATCTGGGGAGATAGATGTAACATCATATAGGGGTATATGAATAAGAATATGAATATAATTTGGAAAGATATATTCTGAGGGGAATATATTCTTTGGGGTGTGAATAGCAACATTGGAGGCGTTGCTATCCACGAAGAGCATTATATCATATTTTTATTGAAGTTGAATACCTATTTATCAGTATCAAGTGTTACATAATAAGTCATAAAAATATCCTTCTTTCTAATTAAAAGTTCCTTCGAGATGAATATAGCCGTAAAAAGTAAGTGAGCCATTGGGTAGAACGCCATTTCCAGAAAAAGAATTTTCATAATAAATTTTATTCGCGGTTGTTGAGCAACTGGTCCCGATTTCTCCGTAATTGCAACTTTCTGGCGCATCTATTAGCCCAAATTGACCGTAAACGCTGTAATCATAGAGCTTGCCAAAGTTGTTAACCTCAGGATCTTGAAACAAAATACCCTTTTGATTAATATCATTCTGATCGGTTGTGGTTTTACCCATAACAAACAATTCGTACGTCTTTTTGGCATTGTCCTTTTTGTAAAACGCATTCTCTATATTGAAATTAGTCATTGAAACACTTACTGGATGCCAAGCCGAATTTTCAACGCTTTTCAAATCGGCCATAGTAGCGGCCTGATTATCCCCCTTACTTGTCGAGGCGTCTTTAATAGTTGGCGCAATACTAAATGTCTGTGCGGCTGTAAATGTTTGAGCCTGTCCTGTTCGTGCAACGTCACTTGGGACACCGTCTTTAGTGATGTAGGGATTGCCAGTTGTTTTATCAATTGGCGCGGTATCGAAAGTATTTTTACCCGTAAACTCTTGATCTGAACCTGTTCGTGCTAGATCAGACGGTAAACTGCTTGCGAGAAGTAACGGATTATTGTTGACCGTTGGGGTGGTGTCGAAGTTGTTTGCTCCAGATAGGTGGGCGACTTTGCTATCGTCAGCAAACGTCGTCCAAGAAGTGAAGCTTATATGACCAGGATCAAAATTCCAAGAGCGTATTCCTGATACCGTACTATTTGTTCCATATGCTATCTGTACACCATTTAAACTATTAATAGGAATTACTTGATAAATAGTCCAGTTATCCGCCCCGGGTAACACATTAGCGCCATTCATGACTTGATAATATCCGCCAGTCAATAAAGTATTCATATCTGTCCCAGTAACCTGCTTGGTGGAATTATGCAACACAGTTGAATCATCAGCAGGTGTGTAACCAATTTTATCTTGTTTGGCGTTAACTTCATCAATTCCAGCTACATCACTGGCAGGTTTACGCATATCAGCTACATTAACTTTTTTATCCAGTTGCTGATTGACGTCAACTGTCTTGGCGTAAGCATTCCACTCACTCCAAACATTGGTTGTAGAATTGAAATAGCGAGTTGATCGAATGTTGTTAATTGTGTCATCTAAAGTATGCACGATTGGCACCGTCTTATCTCCACTACCAATCGTGATCAAATAACCAGTTCCCGAAAAACCACTTGGAGCATGTACCACTGTGGTATCGTTGATAATTCTGGTAATGCTGATATCTAAAATGGTATCTAAATCAGTACCTATCGAAGCTGTCTCATTTGGATAATTTAACGCATTTCCTATCGACTGAGAAATCATCTGTTGAACATCTTCACGGGACAGGGTACCACTGTTTGAAACCATAATGGTTACTTGGGTACCACGAACGATGTCAGTATATAGATCCAGATAAATCGAAGCTGTTGTCGCATTATTTTCTTTAGCAATCATTGTCGCTCCGGCAGTTAATGGAATAACACTGAATAGCACCTCTTGATTGGTTGAATTTTGTTTGGCATAGAGGCCGACACCATAGTAAGTATAGTCTTCATTCACATCACTGTTATCAATGGTCACTCCTAGCCGAGACTTGTTGTCTTGTGTTGCAATGGCTTTAGGTGTTCGCGATTGTTTATAGTTAACACTAGTTAATGCTTGTAATTGTGAAACCGAATCACCGGTAATATCATCGGTAATCGTCACTGCTTTAGTAAAGGTAATTGCGCTGATTCCTAAAGCTTGGTTCATCATGGTTAATGCTTGATTGGTTAGTGTATTTTTACCCCAAGTTGCTGGCATTAGTTAATCCCTCGATTCTGTATAATAAAACGGCTTTGAGTCACTGCCACATTTCCAACATATAGGCTTTGTTCATCAATTTGACTAAATTCAGTTCCATTAATTCGAATTGTCGCTTCCACTGACCTTGCCAGTTGCTCTGTCAGAAACCGAACGGCATCCGGATCACTGGCGTATTGAAATGGTAATCCTGTAATGGTAATTGTTCGCGCTTCACCACCAGTTTGCCACGGTTGAATAATTCGAACATCCGAATACTGACAATCTAAGATATAAGCAACTGCTTTAATGATAGAATCTGTCGTTCCGTCAGCCGTCGCCGCTACCATTGCTGCTCGAATTTTAAACTTGTAATAATCATCGGTTGCTCCAGCCCGATAAACGCCGAACTGTTCACCAAAATAATCAAGCGCTTTACCGGTTAAATACTCCAGCGAATGGAAAATATTCATTTTTTCTAAAGCAACGTCATAGTCTTTAGACCGAGACAAAATAGCATCCATCAACTCATAGAACTTGCTGCCATACTCTTGATTAGTTAGGCGGCTCATCTTGCTCAGCATCGTGGGCGTGTCGTCCATTTCAATCAGATTATCATCATGTTTGATATCAGCCATTGGTTGTCGTCACCTCAATCTCGTCAGCATTAACTACTGGCGCTTGGGTAATCCCTAAAGTCACGTCAGTTGCCGCTAATTTTGTTTTATCAAGCCCCATCTGAACCGTAAACGAATCGATTCCCGGAACTTGAGCTAAAGCGCCATAGACCGAACTGATATAAACTGGCCGTCCCATATGCAGGTTATTGACATAATTCTGTAAAGCGTTCAGCACATCATCAGTACCGCTATCAGCATTCCAGTTGCTATTCGCCTTAACCGTAATTGCAAAGTAAATCGGGACTTCTGTTGCCCGATTAAAATAAATTGTTTCAGGTGTACCAGCGATATCGTAGGCAATTGCCGATAAGCTGCCAAAGGTTTGAGTGCCAGCACCTTTAGCTTTCCTCACTGCGTTAGCAATGTCTTGGTCGGTACCGCCATAGACAACAATTTGAAGCGCATGAGCTGGTGTGCCGTTAACATCCGTGACGCCACTAGTGTTGTTATCAATATATTTATCTCGAATCCCATTAACACTATCCAAGGCGGTATAAATACCGTCAATCGTTGAGCCAATGTTAGCAACGTTAGTTTCTAGAATCCTTTGCCTAAGTGAATCATCCGTTTCTTCGTCCGACCCACCAACCGCCGGCTGTGGATTATCTACGGTATCAACACCATCAACCGGTGTCGCAAACTCAGTTATCGTGTGGGCTTGCACATTGGTATCACTTGAATAATCTTCTGAAACCACCGATGCGGTGGCTGTAAACTTGCCATCGCCATCATCGTCAGACAGTACGGTATCTTCAACAAGTACAAAATAGGTACCATCGTCAGTCATGAGTTCGGTTGTCCCACCTTCAAGTAGAACCGCACTTGTACCGGTAATGTTGACCGTTGCATTTGCCTGTTGGGATTGGTTACGAAAAATCCCCCGATTATAAGCTAAGTAATCGAGGGAAACACCACCGGCAAATTGCACGTAAGCATTCAGCCAAACTTGTTGTTGCTTTTGGTTCTCTTTCCAATTGTTATAAGCAACCGCTCTAATTATTCGACCATAATTGGCTTGTGGCCCGACATTAATATCATTGCCTAGGATTTTCTTGAAAATGGTAGTTTGCTTGCTGACTTCTTCGTTGTAATTCTCAACGTAATAGCCTGTATCATCAAATGCCACTGCTATCACCTACCGTTAACTTCAAGTTGCCTTGATCATCGTATTGGTTGCCAGAATTCTGAATCTCGGATGAATGGATATTAGCGGAGATATCACTGGTTCGTTTAGCCAGATCATGTGTAATCTCAACGCCGTCAACCGCATCAACCCGTGGCTCTTGGCTCATTAAAGTATCAGAAATATCTTGAGCCGCATAATTATCATCGTAGGCTTTTCCTAAAATATTATCCAAAGGTAGCCCACAGTCCGGCGCAAGTTCGTCCATCTCGCCTTGCTCAATACCTAGAACTTCGCCACAAGATTGCATGAGTTCGTCAGTACCAGAAACTTCTACTAAGTCATGAGAAAGTTCATCTTGAACGACATCGCCGTCTGGCTTAATCATTAAATCTCGCATCAACTCACCTCCGAATTAATTGCTACAACAATCGCATCGTTTAGATCATGTTCCCGTGGATCTTCTTCACGACCGAAATACCCCTTGCCAACTTCATAGCCATCTAAGCAATAATCATGAACCACCATCGTCACTTCAGTGCCCGGCACCAGCCGTTTAGGCGGTGGCGTAATCTTCATTGTCCCAGCGCCGTCTCTTGGACAGATCGGGGTTAAATAATCAGCCATATGGTCCCATATTTCATCAATCCAGTAGATGCTAAAAGGAACCTCAACGTCATTGATAATTCCCATTTTGTCGCCTGAAAGATCTTCCGGCAGTGGTTGGATGTCAGCAATATGCTTGGCCTTGTCGTACTTAACAATCTTGCCGACTAAACAATTGTGATTATCTCGGGAAGCCGCTTCGGCAATTGCTTGAGCAGCTTTTTTATACGGATTTGTAATTTTTGCCAACTTAATCACCTCATTTAGCAACAGCACCATCAACCGTCATTGTCGGCTGCGTGCCATCAAAACTATACGTTCCACTTTGAGCAACTAACGTTTTCTGAATAAAATCGCCACGAACCTCGTACGTACTGTGTACGGTGATTTGCGGCAACAGATAAGACGATGATTCATACAGTTGTTCGCCTGAGTCGGAATCATCCGAATACGATGGTTCACTTAAAAGCCCCGACGTGTAGTCCAAAATGATATGAGTTTTTTTACTCTCTTTAAGATCATCAATCTTAAGCTGATCACGATCGTAAAACATCTTGCTCTTGCATCGTTTAACTAGCTTATTAATTGCATCCAAAGGCTTGCCGGAAACGGTATAGCCTTTTTTAAACGGCTTATCCTCGTCTAACTTCATGGATGAAATCTTTATACCAGATTCCTTAGCAATCTTCTTAATCGCAACCGAGGGCTTAACACCCTTCTTGAAAGACAAGTTACTGTAAACCTTTTTCTTAACCGTGTAACGAGTTCGTTTAATTTTGGTTTTACCGGCAATGTGAACATGGCCTTCCTTGTAATGGCCGACCTTCTTACCATCCTCATTAGAATAGTAATGAATTCGGCGCTTAACCGTCTTGCCTTTAACGTTGACCTTAACCCGTTTATAGTGACCGACTTTCTTAGTCTTTTCCTTTTGGATTGACTTAGCAGAAATGTTACTGAAATCCTGACCGGCGGAGAAAGTAATTGGCACAGTCGTTGTCACACCATCATACTGAATCGGGTCAACCGACTTAATCTTGCCAGCACCAATTAACATCTTTCCGAAAGCTTCATAGGAAATAAAAAAAGCGATTTGGTTCTTCGCTTTTAAATAGTTCCTCATACTCTGGCTGGTATTAATGAACGAGGCATCAGATTCCGGTGGCGTGGCGTCCATGTTGAAATTAATATCAAACGTAAAGAGCAAATCTGAACCAGGCCGCAAGTTATTCTCTAATTCAAGCGTCTTGCCATCGGTTGTCGTAATCGTGCAATAAAGCACGGGGAAACGTAGTAAATTACTCATTGCTATCACTCTCTAAATCGATGTCGGTATCATCACTTGTATCCGCATTGGTCGTTTCATTAGTTTCCGCAACCGGTGTATCAAAGCCAGCTCCGTTAGCAGGGCGATCATCAAACGTTAACTTTACGGTATCGTTAAAATTATCGCCATTAACTTCAATCTCTTGCCCTGATTCGTCCATTGGCACCACATCTTCAATTGGATAGTCGTTTGAGTTAAGAGAAGCAAACAAGCGCTGATTAATTACGAGTTTCTCGCCATTAACTAAGGCGTTTCCCTCGGCATCCCACAAACGGGCCGTCAAGAAATTGGCGAACTTATTTAAATCTATCTCCATGCGATAGACACGGCCACCAAGAACGACATCAAACGGATTGCCGTAATCATCTTCACTGACATCTAGAGTATCTAATAACGCCATTTAACCACCTCCTAGGAAACTCGAATCTTAACGCCTACCGGCAAAACATTAACTGCCGACTTATAAGAATTCATCGAAATTAATTTAGCAATTGTCGTGTTGTAATCATCCGCCAAACTAGCGTAAGTCGTCCCAAGTTTAGTCGTGACATATTTCTTAGCCGTTGGCTTGTTGTTTGTCTTGCTCTTCATACCACTGCTGGCACTTTTTCCACTAGTCTTTAATTCCGACCAATCAATGAACTGCAATCCGAACGTAATGGTTAAAGCCGTCTCGTCTTTGTTGTATTCCCGATGAAGCGCTGTAAACAAACAATGCTTGTAGTAAATGCGTCCTTTATAGGTCATTTCACAGCCTTCAGCTTTCCACTTCAACAATTGGTTAAATGCCGTTCGTTGCTGTGCATCTGTCCCCATAATTCGCGCTGTAATCGAAATATCTTTCTCAGTTTGTTGTGAATGGGTGGCAGTCGGTTCACCTTTCGGTAATGCGTTCGGCGTAACTTGAACCGTATTATCTTCGGATTCTGGCACTGACGACATGAACACAATCGCACTACTATGGCCATCGGTACGATAAAGCATCATATGGCCGGTATTAAATTTTGGCTTGTTGTTAGCAATCTTACCAGCTATCTTGTTCTTATTTGCCTGAACTTTGGCAGCAGTAGAACGTTTCGCCAGAGTTGCTTTTTCAGCTTTAACTTTGGCAGCATATTTTTTGTGTGCCGCAATATGAGCCTTCTGCGAACCCTTATAGGTCTCAATCATCCGCCCTAGTGTCGCTTTATCACTACCGGAAGCCTTATCATACTTAGCTTGTAGAACTTTGGTCTGCACGCCAATCAGATAGGAACGATTCCCCTCATGTTGAGCGCGCAGACTGTTGTTTTTAATTGCACTCTTTAATTGTTTGGTATTCAAATATGTGGTTTTAGCAACCATTATTTAGTACCTCCAAACTTCTCAATAATCTGTCGAGCCATGTTCTGACGTTCTGAATTTAACGCCTGTTTAATCATCTTGGTGATTGCTCGTTGATTTAATTCAACGCCACCGCCAACATTAAACTCAAACTTGTCATGCGTTTCAATATGGATAGTTGGTTCAGTTTTAGCAACGTGACGATAGCTAGAAGCTGAAACCGCCGGCTTCTTGATAACTCGTTCGAGTTCTCTCAACATTTTGCCAACGCTCAAAGAAGTTTTCATCATATTGGTTGCCATCACCGCAGTATCTTTGGCAGTAAATACTCGCCCGGAAACGTTCGGCATAAAGAGTTCGGCACCTTTTTCGCCAACAATTGAAGCCTTGTTAGTTTGGGGAACACCGCCCCTTGCATAACCTTTAAGAGCCGCTTGAATTTTTCTTGCACCAGCAACGTGTTGAGCTGTATAACCGCCACGTTCCCAATCGGTTGAGAACTCTGACGCTAATGATGCAACAGACCCATTTCCACGAAGCACTCTTTTAAGGATTGAACTATTAGCACCATCACCATGTAAGGCAAAATCTATTTGCAGGCCAGCATTTTTCCAACTCATGTGATGTTTTGCAGCGTATCGTCTTAGAGCTGGTCCACGATCAAGCCATTGCCCAAGTCCAAGAGCACCAGCCGAATTACTAATACCAGGATTCAAACCACCAGATTCAAATTCCCAGTTCCCTAAAACAGCTTCGATACCTTTCATAGTGGCTGCAGGATAGGCTTTTTTAATTGCAGAAGCTAATGTTTTAGCACGACTTCTAAGGCTGCCCGATACTCCCAACGAGCCAATTGAACCGGCTGTTTCATCTTGTAGATGCTTGCCAACCCATTTAAGTTGTGGTGCGATTTCTTTGGCTACCAACTTAGATAAAGCACTGCTGTGCTTATTGTTAGTTTTCTTATTGCCAGTAGAATGACCATGCATTTTAGTGACATCATACCAACCATGAGTTGATAACATGTTTTCTTTCAAAGGATTGCCTCTAGTAACTCCGATATGCACATGGGGACCGTTACCAGCTCCGTTAAGTTGGCCTAGAGTTGCAATTTTCTGACCTGTGTGAATAGCATCCCCTACACGAACCTTGATGTTATTCATTTTGCCAAACTCTTGATAAATTTCCTTGAATCCATCGTCACTTTTGGCAATAATAACGTCTCCTAAGTCAGAAATTCCAACACCGCCGATCTTGATGACATTACCACCATGCACGGCTCTAATCGCAGAACCAAGCGGGCCCGAGAAGTCAACACCATCATGCTTAGCTCCGGCTCCATACAGACTAGCTCGGGATGCCCCAAACGGATCACTTTCAGATAATCCGGGTGTATGTCTCCAGTTACCACCGGCACCGCTTCCGCCACCACTACGAGCATCTTTCATCTGTTTCCAAACTTCATCAGCCCACGGGTTGCCATATTTGCCATATGCACCCTTAGCCGTGTTGGTAGCGCCTTTTGATAATTCTGTCCCGTGCAATTTAATATTGACGGTCATGTTCCTCTTCAGCCAACCGCTAGGGTCCTTAGCACTTGAGTTAATTAATTTCTTCAAGAATGCATTAGATACGCCTGAACCTTTGGCATAGTGAGTGATACCACTAGCCTGCGATAATCGCTGCATCTGTGTGCCATTCAGTACGGCATCCCCGCGCTTTAGTCCGATCACACGATTCCTACCCTGCGGTGCGTATAGACTATTACCACGGATGATACCTTCTTGACGTGGCCCAGACTCGGCATCGTTAACCATCGCAATTTGATCTTCACTTAACTGACCGTTCGAGCCTTGAGCATAATGAATCGGGTTGATAACAGAATTATTGCCGCCGAATTGGCCTAATGACTTATCGATACCCTTAATCCCGTTATTCAATTGATTAATTGTGTCGGACATTGCCTTATGCGCGTAATTGTCCATGCGACCAAGTGCGTGCCCAAATCCCGTTGCTGTATCATCAGCCGCGTTGGTTACACCCTTGCGAACTTGATTCATTTGACCTTGAACGCCTTTTTGCATGCTATCAAAGTCTTTTACTGAACTCTTACGAATGTTGTTCGTATAGTCGCCGGTTTTGTTGTAGATACTTGACCATTGAGAGCGGTTCTGTTTGGATAATTGTGATAACTGAATAACGCTACCCTTTTGAGTAGCGTCATAGTCGTCAACCGTATTCTTTTTGATCTTCTTGGTCGATTTAGCAGTGTCAGAATAGGTTTTATCCCAAGTCCTTTTGGACTTCTTACTAAACTTATCAATTGAACCATTTGCTTTTGAAGTTCCTAAACCGGTTGTGCCGTTGGCATAGCCGGGTAGTGATTGACCATAATTCCCAGACAAAACTCTTTTGGTAGCTTGAGCATTCAAAATATGTTCCCCAGGCTTTAAATGTGCCAGTTGTGGCCCATTAACACCTAATAAGCGAGCTTTTCGACCACGAACCGTGTAAGCCAGTTCCAGTCCACCTTCACCAACCAGTGCAGTTTGAGATCGACTGATTTTACCACCGTTCGCATGGCCTGGCAAAGTTTGAATACCAAGTGAATTAGCTTTATTTTGCCTTCTTCGATCAGTTGCAGTTACTCTTCGACTATTTGTTCTAGTACCAGGGCTATAGACTGGTAATGGTAATGTTGCTTCATTTGCGGTTTTTGCATGACTATTGCCACGGTTATGGCGTGCGATGGTATTAGTCAAACCATTTTTCGTTTGCCTTGTTGGAAGAGTCCCAAGTCCTGCTAATGCATTTTGCCGAAGAATTTTTCCAAGCTCACCGCCAAGCTTACCGGTTGAAGTTACTAATGAGTTGGCAACCTCTGTGGCTTGTAATTTTGCTTGTTTAACAACTTTTTCTCTTTGTTGCTCTGCCCAATACTTTGTTTTTTCATACTGTTTTTCAGCCGCTTTTGTCGTCTTATCATATTGATGCTGAGCAAATTTCTTAATTGATTGATATTCACTTGAGTGAACACCATAAACCTGCTTAGCCGACTTTAAAGTATGTCGATAAGTTGCTTCGGCAGTTGAAACTTGTCCGTTATATGCTTTTCTAGCCGATATAAGGGTTGCTTTTTCTGCCCGGTTACTATACTTAAGAATCGAACGATACTGCCCGTAAGAAATATTGCTAGTACTATTTTGCAATTTTTCATAAATTTGCCGTTGCTTGTTAGAACCCTTACTGGTGATTTTGACAATATCGGAATTTAGTCTAGCAACTAAAGCCGCCCGATTATTTCCACCTCGTTGCTCATCATTTTTTATCGCCTGAAGGTCACGATTAATAACTTGTTTTCTACTATTACCCCAGCGAGCTTCTTCGTTATAAGATTTTTGAGCCGTTGCCGCATGAATAGCTCCAATTTTTTGCAAATAACTAATTGACTTATTGCTGCTTGTTTGTTGCCGATTTACAAAGCGATCAAGATTCTTTCCCAACTTGTCGTAAATCAAGTTTTGACTTTGATAGTCGGCTGACAAATGCTTGGATTTTGACCAGGTATCATAATTAGTCTTAATCCAACCTTTATTTGCCTGCTCAACATAACCAAGAGCTTTCCTGGTAGTTAACTGAGCATCTTTTGGCAAACTACTTAATGGATTAACTGCCCGTTTATTACCTGTTCGTGTAGAACTATTCTTTTTTGGGGGCCTGTTTGAAAAACTATCTTGAATATGTTTCCCAGCTCTAGAACCCATCCATGAACCAGCTGCTGCGCCTAAGCTTCCACCTATAAGCGTACCAGCAGGCCCTAAGAAACTACCTAATGCGGCGCCACCTTCCATGCCGGCAAGTGTGCCCCCAAAATTGCCAATTTTAGAACCGGCATTGTGCCTATTCATCCCCATTAAGGTTGTTGAGGTTAACGCAACATCCAGCCAAGGTATTTTAGAGCCAACCATTTTAGCCCCGGATAGCAGCTTAGACATTCGACCGCCCTCGGCTATTTTTGGGGCTGATTTTTCTACATTAGATGCCGTATTTCCAAATAATCCACTTCGAAAAAGCCCTTTGACCGGATTCTTTGATTTAGTACCTTTTTCTGAAGGCATATTCATCGAATTCATTGCAACATCTTCGGCAATATCAGCCTTAGAATTTCCCGTTTTCATGTTGCCCATGCCATGACTATCGCTAAGTGCAGCGGCGGCTTTGCCTAACATCTTATAGCTAACGTAGGCAGTCCCGGCAGATGCTGCGATAGCAGTTGCATAACCGGCTACCGTTTTAAGTGGTTTAGGCATCGCGATTAAATCACCAAGTATCTTGTTACCAATCTTAAGAGCTTGAGTAATACCAGGTAGAACTGTTTTAGTGAAGTCCAACCCCATGACGTTCAAATGCTGCTTAAAAACGTCAATTTGATTTTGCCAGGAAGACATATTCTTCTTGGCCAGATCAGCAATGTAACCATTTTTACCGTACTTTGGTGCTTGGGCAACTTGTTTGTTCAACGACTTCATCTGATCAACGTTTTTAGACAAAATCAAAGCAGCTTCTTGCCCAGTTGCACCAAACAACCCATGAAAAACGGCCGCTTTTTGAGTATCCGTCATACCTCTCATATGCCGATTTAACAGCTGAAAAATATTGTCCAAAGACATTAAGTTATTTTTTGAATCACGCAGATCTTTATCATGCAAACCAATTGAATTAAGAGCCGCTTCACCTTGTCCCATTGGCCCCTTACTTGGAGACAATAAAGAGTTAATATCTTTACGTAAGCCAGTCCCGGCAACAGATCCGTCCATACCATTGTTAGAAAGCACACCGATATCAGCAATCGTCCCGGATAATGATTGGTTACCACTATGAGCAGTTGCACCGGCATAACGTAATGCATTACCAATGCCACTGAAATCAGTAGCAGATAAATCGGCGCCGTATGCCATCTGATTAAGAACGAGTTTCGAATAATTGGCCATTTTCTGTCGAGAACTGCCAGCAGCCTTTTTATAGCCAAATTGTTCCAACGCTGGCGCCCCATAGCCGACTACCGCACTGTATGGATCACCAGAAGCTCGGGCAGCTTGAAGAAAGTATTTATGCGAAGCTAATTCTTGATTCCCCGAATAGCCACGCCGAATGAGTTCTTCGCCACCTTTGGCCATTGCCGTCGGTGAAACCCCATATTGCAAAGCAAATTGGTTGTTTTCTTTTTCCATTGCCCGAGTTTGAGCCTTGGAAGCAGAAGCCGACTCACCACCAGTATGCAGTAAGTTTTGAATGGTTTTATAACGGTTCTCCAATTCGGTTGCTTCGTCAGCGGACTTCTTAAAGGCGGCCGCAACGGGAATCATTGCCATTGCAATCGTATTGCCCATATTGGTGAGCCGACTACCAGTGTCTTTTAAACGTCCAAAACTGGTTGTGGTTTTATCAGTCTCATTGCGAGTCCTTCGTTGAGACTCTGAGACCTTGTTACCTGACCTGTTGGCTGAATTGCCAACCCGTGACAAATGTTCATCAACCTTATTAAGGTTGTCGTTAGTCTTTTGGGTTGCTTCGCTATTAGTCGCTCTATTCCACATGCCGGAAATTTTGTCTTTTGTCGAATCGGCGGCCCGTCCTAAAAGCGTGGTGTGCTTAGCAGCACTATTCAAAGAGTTGCTACCCTCATTGCCGGTACGCTTGGTAGCATCACCAAGCCGGTTCACTGAATCAATGCTTTGGTTAATCGACCGATTCATTTGGCTGTAATTGCGGTCAGCTAAATCACCCGTCCGCTTGATCTCGCTATTAGCTTGAGCCATTCCACGGCTTAAACCGGTAGTATCTCCAGTTTTAGCAAGCTGTTTATTGACAATCGCCCACTTATCAACCAGTTTATCGGTTAACTCATTAGCCTTAATCAAAGGTGCAAGATCAGCTTCAAAGCGAACGCCAATTCCTTCATCACGCATTAAATCTCCAGCCATTTTTCTTACACCCCTTTATTTACCAAAAAGGCCGGTGTTTACACCACCGGCGGTTACGTTTTGCAATCGCTTGTAATGTAAATCGGCCAGTTTAATGTAGTACTCCAGCTCTGTTGCGGTTGCTTCTCTTAATTCGTTAATATCGACACCCAGCGCCTCGCTGATGTACCAATATGTCTCATCCTCTTGCGCCATCTTTTCCGCTAGAAAAGTATTCGCTTGCCCAAAACTAGTTTTGAAGAAAGGAAATTGTTTCTATATAGAAGTCTCCCAAACCGGTATGAGTATCGAAGTAATCCCAGTTCAAAGTTTGCGGTGAGATCAAGATGTTGCTGGTTTTGTCAAAGACCGCGTCCAAGAAGTTGCTTTCCCGAATCACGCCGGCAGAGCCACGTGAATCATCAAGAATGGCAACCGCCTGGCGACGACCAGGGAATTGTTCGGTTACAGCAATTTCTTTTTCATTCTCTTCATCAACCGAGCCGTCAGGCTTGAGTGGTGCACTCTTAAAAGTGAATTTATGTTGTCGTAAACGTGCCTTTACATCGTTAGTTGCGGTTTTCTTTGTTGTTTCAGTCATGAGAAATTCCTCCATTTATTTTTTATATTTGTATGTACTCAAAAGGACCACTACCGAAGTAGCAGCCCTTTTTGAGTAACTAAATTACTGAATAGCCAAGATTTACACAAGTTAAGCCCCAGTCACGGGCAGTCAAAGTGTTAGAGAATGAACCATCGGGCGCTTTAGTTACCCACGAGTGTTTAGACTCAATCATTTCATTATCGGATTTGGCAGTAAATGAGAAGTACTTAGATGCTGCCAGCAAGTCGTTTAGATCTTTCATCTTTGGAGATGCTTGTGACAAATGCACCGTCACAGTACCGTGCTTATCATTGGACTCAGAACCAGTACCAGTTCCTTGTGCATCAATAACCAAGTTCACGTTATCTTCTGCTTGTGTCCAGCCAACCATGTCACCGGCTTGGAATCCGAAAAGGGAAATACCATCGACGATAATTGATACATTTTTGGCATTATAAATACTCATCAAACCGCTGTTATCACTGTTATCCATGTTGTATCCCTCCTTAGTTCATTACCGAGCCGTTAATTGTGACAGTATGGATAGCGCCGGAACGGGTATACCAGAATGTCCCACCGTTATAAGCACGTGCCAAAATATCGGTTTGTGACTGTTGCTCACGAGTGCTGAAGCTAGTATCATAAGCACCTTTACCGTCAGCGCCGGTTAGGATGATACCGTTATTCCAGGCGTCATTAAGCACGTCTCGAACGATCTGTTCCAGTGTGTCAATGCCCACTTTGTCATACGATACTTTGCCACTCTTTGGGTCTTGTAAACGCGCTTGAATCCGATTACGCATCTCAACCTTGACCCAAATTTCGCCGTGCAAGTTATCGATGTACTCACCGGATAAAGTAAAGCCTTCGGAAGTCTCGCCAACGGAACTGCCGGTAGTGGTAAAGTACACAATCACATGCGCTTTTTTCATTGCTGTAAATTGCGTGTTGTTGTACTTCTGTGGTGTGATGCCAGCCACATTCTTAAACTTCCAAGTCTGTGAGCCAACCGTCAGGGATGCAACCGCACCAACTAGCCCAGCATCCAAAGGCTCATTTGCAGGATGCTGAAGACCAATCGTGTAGTTTTGTGAACCCAAATTAGCTAACGTGGTGTAATCCTCAACTTGTAAGAGCAGGAATTTACCGGCATTAGTTTCGAACATGTTAGTTAACTCGGTTGCCGTATTAGCGTCGAATTTATCCAGAACAGCAAAATACCAGCCATTCCAGAAAAAATCAGCCAAGGTATCAGATGCTTTGCCTGTTGGGTATGAAACGATCATGAGGTAATTACCGTGTTCTGTTTGGTCAAAATAACCCTTGGCTTTGGCATATGTGGCTGAAGATTCATCATAGTCAGTCGCTACCTCGTCAAGGGATGTATATTCTTTATAATTGCCGCCCGTAGCTGATGCAATCGCACCATCCGGAGCTTTGTAATTTGTAACTGTCGATGTACCAGCAGTAGCATTGCCAACCGTAGCATTTGCCGGTTGTTCAGTCATAATTAATAGATTTCCGTAACCGACATTGGGTACAGGGATAATTTCTTGGATGTTGATAACAACATCTGCGATTTGTGGCACTAACGTAGTTGCCATTATTAATCACGCTCCTTGTTTTCTTTAATATTTGTTTGAGTAATTTGCGGCTTATATTGATCGGCAACCGTGTAGTCGTCGCGAACGATGTAAGTCACTGTAAACAGAAAATTGTAATCTTGGGTTTGGTTCGCCAGAACTGTGTTGTCTACCACCGAATCCAGCTTGTAGGGACGCATGTTGGCTTTACTAAACTCAATTAATACGTCAGGACGATAAATCGCCTTACGAACAGCCTCAAGATTGTCTTGAGCTTCATAAGGCGATTGGGCGTGCGATTCAATTTGGCCTCCGGTGAAGAACAATTCGTTTTCAACTACATCAATCGTGGCTGACTGATGCGAGTTAAATGGGACTATGGCAAAGTATGGAAACGGTGGTCGTTTATCATTGCTATTGCCATAGGTGGTTTCTAATCCAGTCGCATCTTTGATCACCGCAATAATGCGATTCATAAAATCAAGATGGCTAAATGTTTGGCTCATCTTTATCACTTACCTTCAATTCATAAATCACGATATCGGAATATCCCTGAAAATCTGTAATTGATTTAATGAGATATTTCATTCCCGTTCGGACATCCACAACCACAGAATCTTTAGGGAAAAACTTGGTACCGACTAGTTCCATGTCAAAATCCAAATCAGTACCAGTATTTCGTTGGTAAGTCATAGCGGCAAAAGTCCCAACTGGTACGAGTGCCCATTTGGCTTCAAGTTCGGGCGTTCTATCAGTAATTAACTGATGCGTTTTAAAACCACCGCTAGACGCACCCTTATCACTGTCAGCACTATAAATTTGAATTGGCACACCCATTTTCTTGACAATGCTACCCATCTTTAAATGCATATCAGAACTTCCTTACTTCATAAATGATTGATTGAGCTAACCGACCCGTATCGACCAGGGGATTATCAACACCATGCTTGCGAGCCTTTGTGGCTGGCGCATTGTGAGGCGTTTTCCATCCTATGATTGCTTTTCGAATGTCTGCTACAACGATGTTGCCCATATGATGCATGCAACCCTCAGCCGTTTGGCGACCCATGACAATCTCATGAATTTGCCTACGATACTCTTTGACCCATTCATCAAAATGATTGTCATAAGTTTCAGTGAAATAATGACGTGCTGGAATATCTACCTCTGACACCAGGTAAAACATCACTTGACCAGATCTATCAACCAAGATACCTTTGCCATTCCCTCTAGTAACAAAATGAAGATCTTTAAAATCCTTTGCCGTTTTGCCACGTGGCACGTGTTCACTCGGGATAGTCAGATACTTACTGTTAATCGGCTTGATATGTGCACCAAATTCCAGTACATGCGCAATCATTGCCAAATTGCCGCCTTCCTCTGACAGAACACCTACGAACAACTCCCGATGCATCAGTTTCTTCATTTCAGGAATGCCTTTTTCCAGATGGTTATAACTCATTGTGGTAACACCGCCAAACTGATACGTGGCATACCGTTATCGCCATACAGCGACCATAAGCGATAGTAATCAGCTCCCCAGGTCGTTAGTTGCAGCCACTTTAACCAGTCCTGTGAACCAGCTTTAAAGTAAGTAACTTGAATCGGCCCAACTTTTTCAGCAGAAACTAACGTTGAAGAGGTGCCAACAATGTACTTATGGATAGTTAGATAGCGTTCTGCCATCTCCAGAATGTCAGTATCGGTAGTTGAGAAGCCATCATGAGTCACTTTGATATGCGCATCAGAGATGTATTGCTGAATGGTGGCTTCGGGAACATCCTCAAACGTATCAGGAGCCGAGTTTTTAACGGCATCAATCGTCGTGTAATTTGCCATTCAGCTCATCCCCTTACTTTAGTTTTGCTTTGATAACATCTACAACACCTTTACGGTTCGCACTCGTAGTTTCAGATTTCAGAAGTGCTGCTAAAACACTTTTATCTGAAATCGTCCGAATCGCGTTAGTTGCATCCGCCACATTCATATTTGCCACATCAGGGGTTTCAATTGGCGCAGAGGTCGACACATTGGTTGCTGGTGTAGTCTTAGTGCTTTGTTGAACGTCTTCAATGACTAATTGTCCGTCTGCTACTAGTGGTTTAATGAGCGGATCAGCAAGGGCTTTTTTGACCTTGTTGAAATCTTTTTGAAGCAGGTCATTCAACCCTCGTTTGACCATGACACCATTAATTACTCGGTTAAATTGAGTTTTGTTTTCAACTTTGACCAAAATAGCGCCTCCTAAACATTATCGACACGGTTTACCAAATAAGGGCGACGAAGAATAATGCCGCCTAATCGTTCGTACAAAGCAATCCGGTGAGTCCAGAAGTTGACAATCTCTTCTTGTGAGCGACTCATTGGGTCAGCAATCGCAATCTGAACGGTATCTGGCTGATTATCAAAGATAATCAAAGAATCCTTGCCACCAGCGCCAGCACCCTTAAGTTCAGGAATTGAAACGATGCTTGAGAACCAGCCGTTTGCTTGAACGACTGCCATGATTGAACGTGAATCGTAATCACTGTAGCGACGATTAAGTTCTTCATAAGCATCAGGAGCTAAGCCCAAAACTGGTTTGATATTTGAGAAACCGTTGATCAGCGTCAGTGTTTTACGTGCTTTACGAAGCACTTCTACAATGGCTGCAGAATCAGTGATTGCTGAAAATGGGCCATCAGTATTTGTAGTAACCGTACTGTCAGGTGAGTTAAATAATCCGTTAATACCTTTGGTTTGATCACCAAGAAAGCAGATTGAATTTTCTTTCTCAGCGATTGCCCGTGCAGCAGTTGCAATCTTGGTTACATTGGGTGTTAAGCCAGCTAAATGTGCTTGCTTAAGTTCTTCATCCGTCCAAGTAGCACCAACTTCAATCCGAAAGATTGAGCTGTCGACTGGTGTCATATCAGTGTCAACCATCGGGATGTCATTAGAACGTTCTTCCAGAAGTTTTGCTTGACCAAAGCTTCTAGCAACGTAGTAACGATATGATGTTGCGCCTTGAGGGATATCCGTATAAGGCTTAATTAAGCTTCGAGCCAGAAGCGATTGTTGAGGTGCTTGATAGATAGTTTTATCAATCGCCTTCAAATCGCGAGCTTCTAGCATTACATGAGAGTTTGCCATGCTGTTGTCATTCCTTTCTATTGAGCCGTAGCTTTACCAACTACTGCATTTCCAACGGTGGCATCACTTACTCGCTGGAGTAGCGTATGGAGCACCTAAATTAAGCTGAACGGGAGCGGTTGATACTTGACCGAAGTCCGTCTTGGAAACAGATGAGGCATTGAATTTGCCATCGTCCAAGAATTGACCGATAACCGTATCACCAGCAGCGGCAGTTTTGAATACACCACCATTACCAACCGTAGCCGGATCGCCAGCTTTTACATCAGCGCTAATCTGAACAGTAACTGCACCAGAACGCATTACTGGAATCTCGTCCTTGGCATCCCATTGTTCAACGTCTCGGGAATCCCAGCTCTGAATGTAGTAACGATTAAGCACTACCCCGTAAACACCGGTACCGTTAGCGGCAGGTGCAATGACGTTATTAGTCTTAGTTACCGCAATGCCGAATGGAACGACATCGGCTGCATGGTCAGTATTCACAACATAAGGTTGGTTACTGGCAATTGTTCCGGCACCTAATGGACCGGAGACATAGCCGGTACCTTGAGGAATAAAATTAGGCATTACTTTTCACCTCCGAATTTCTTATCATACAAATCAAGGTTTTTCCCGATCTTTGTTTCGTTGGCACTATCCTTGTGGAATTCGCCACCAGCGTTATCAAAGCCGGTATTTTCTGCGATGTCCTGCATAGCGTCGAAATAAGTGTTGATGTAAATATCATCCTTATCTTTCTCATCGAAGCTGTCGTTCAACTTCTTGATCGCATCCACCTTAATCTGTTTATCATCTTTGCTCTCAAACTCGTATGAGTCGCCTAGAACCTTCTTAGCTTTCTTTTCGAGTGCTAAACGATTCTTTACGGCTTCTTGAATACTGTCGGCAGCATCTTGCTTGGCTTTCTCAGCCTTAGCTTTTTCAGCATCCTTTTCAGCCTTAGCTTTAGTAGCATCACTTTCAGCCTTCTCTTTATCGTCTTTAGCAGACTTAAGCTTCTTTTCAGTTTCTTCAGCGGTTTCTTTGCTCTGCTTGGCTTGCTCTTTAGCATCAGTAATCTGTTGCTTATAAGCCTTAATCTGAGCTTGAACTTTGTCTGCTGCATCTGATTCAAGCTCAACAGTGTCGCCTGAATCAAGCATTAACTTGGTCATTTGATTCCCTCCATTCGATTTGTGTTTGTCTAGAACCATCTCGGCAGAATCGCCAAACAGATTTACATCATGTCCGGCTCTGCCCCGATCAACAATGGCAATGTGGTTGATCTTGATATTCTTCTGTGCTGCATCATATCGCGTTCCTTGGTATTCGCCCGGGTTCTCATCAACATTGGCTAAAAAGCCAATTGATAACTCATGTTTGCCGTCTCGAATCTGATCAAGTGTCTTCTGATCAGCCACCGTCATGGACACCTTCAGATGCCTACCATCACTCTGCGCATCATTGTGCGTCATTCCTACGGCATATTTTTTATAGTTAGCAGGTTTAACTGTTTCGCTGGGATGATCGTTCGTAATGGGCTTTGAGTTAGCAGACTGAACAGTTTCCGGCGAAAAGATATCATCAGGGAGCTTGGCTTCCATCAATTCAGACCCGTCAGAGAAGCGATATGGAAACACACCTGGCTTAGCAATTGGACAAGCGGTGATATTCAGAAAACCATCGTCGTCAATCGCCGAATCCATGATTGCCATTCGGTCATATCTGGTAACAGTTTTCAAATCTGCCACCTTCTATTCGCCGAGTGGAACCATGAAGTAACGGTCTGGTGAATA